GCAGAAGATGGGGACTGGGCGGATGAAGATTCAATGGATGAAGAGCCTGAATATTTAGACGAGGCAGGAAACCCAATATTCTTAGCTGCTGATGGAAATTTCTATTACCTTGACGAAAATGTAATGGAAGAGGATGAAGATGACGGAATGGAAGAGGAAGACGATGACGAGGGAATGAGCCAAGGCGAATTTTTGGCACAAGGGGGGCTTTATCCTGACTATGTAAATGTTTCAAGATATTAATCGTTAATTTAAAATAATTTAATTTAATAAATACAACAAAATGAGAAAAGGATTCATGCCTCGCGGTGCTGTAAAAAAATTTTCCACCGCTTCAAATACCATCCGCAAGATGGTTGCTACCGCTGATAAATTCGGTAATGCTGGTATTAAAAACCAACAATTAACAACATTTGAAATTTTCGATATTTTACCGCTAATTCCGGGAACTACATTGAATTTCTTTCAAAATGTAAATACCCGCCAATTTCCATTTACAAATATTCAAGAAAATCGTTTGCAAGTTGGCGAATCAATGGTAATTAAAAGAATTTGGTTTACACTTGTTACCGAATTTGATGGAGGGATTATAGACGTTCAAACATTAGACCAAGCAGGTTTGGCAAAATATTATTTATCCCAATTTAGTTGGAGTAACGACAACAGTCGCGTTTTGAAAGATTTATCCTTGACAAATCAAATGCCCGAATTTAATCGTAAAGGGTGGAGTGAAAGCAATAATGTATTTCATTTGGAAACAGATATTACAATTCAACCATTAATCCGTTTTGTTTGCAGCTTACAATTACCCGCAGGCGCACCCGTTTTAAATACATTCATTGGTTGTCATGCTGGAGGTGTTGGTACATTACTTTCTCCAAAAGGAGTATATTAAAGAAATGCCATGCTGTTGGCTGCTTCGCGGAAATACACAGCAAAAGGCTTATGCCGAAAAAAAGCCGATTCAATTCGGCTTTTTTTTTAACTTTATAAAAATTTAAAAATGAAAAAATACACTAACATCGGTTTGCCTTTACCTCGCAGAACTGGAGGCTTACAAAATATAATTAAAGCGGTAAGAAATACCAAAGTAGGTAAAAGTCCTATTGGCACTCCGCAATATGGAGGTTCACAAACTGGTTTGTCGATTCAACAATCACGACAATTAATTAGAGAGCAACCACGGGTTACGGGAGTTCCTTTTGTTGCTTCTGCTGGTTCTTTTATTGTAAATAATATCGAATTACCAGGTGATTCAACTTTGTTGTTAGGGTTCATGTTTACGCCATCTTTTGATGTTTCGGATACTTTTACAATCGCTATCAATAACAATAAAATTATTGATAATGCAAGCATCTTTTTACATTCACCTGATAATTCACAAAGCATTGATAGCCAATTTTTCCCGTATATGCAACCATTGACAGGAAAGGATTTAATCAATGTAGTACTTCAAACAGTTGGAGGTATGACAGGCGTTTTACAAATACATTATATTTAATGATAACACAAAATTTAGTTGAGTTAATCGAAAGCGGACAAGCTCAATATAAAAACTGGATTATTGGTGCAACTGGTAGCAGTAGAATACCAGTTCCCAAAAACTCCTACATTGTTATTACTGATTTTACTTATCATCATTTTATTGATAGAGATGTACTCACTGACCCTATTATTATTTCTCAAATATTAACAAATGCCATTCATAATTTAAGTTTTACAAGTTATGGACAAAAATATATTTATGGCATTCGAACCGTTTTTGATATTATTTTTAATGACGGCATCCAATTGATAATGCCTAAAGTTCCATCAACACATTATGACACTTACCAAGTCCACAAAACAGATGTACATGTGGATATTTGGAGAATACCAAATTTCAATTTATGGAGCCCCTCTTTTTCAAAGTTAGACGATAAAACAACAGAAGCAGCGGGACCAACTGGATATGGAACTCAAAACAACGGGCCGAATCAAAACGTAACTAGAAAAGTTGATTTGACTGGTTTTCAGACAGATTTTTTGCCTTATGGAGAAAATCAAGGGTTGCCATTAAATCAAGGCTGGAGGGAGCAATTTTATGGCGATATAGATAATAATACCGCTTTGTTTCAAATAGATAAAAATAAATTGGATTGTTTATATACATTTCCTTTGATGAATGTAGGATATGTTTTAATAAATAAATCAATTAAAAAAACTGATAGATAAATGGCAGATTTCGTAGTAAAAATATTACCTTTTACTGATTCACAAAGCATTGAATTGACCTTTAATGATGGGGATTTAGTTCTATTACACGCTAGTACATTGAAAGTTAAAAAAAGTGTAGGTGGTCAATTAGTATATTTATACGACTATTCAGATAGTCAGAGCAAAGTGAAGCCATCATACGAACCCGATGTTTATCCTTGTAATTTTAATGTAATAACAAGTCCTTCTACTGTGGACGTAGACTTTCTATATGTAGCAATTAGGGACATGATAGGAGCTTTAAATGTAAGCGGTAATTTTGGCTATGATATAAATTCAAATACAATTGTTTCGGGCGTAACAGGTGCGGTAAATGCCTCATCAACGGTGGCAATGTCAAATGCTATTACATTGGCAAATGCTGATATTGTGGCAAAAGCAGCAACGGGTCATTTTTTAATAAATATGAGTCATGCAGTAATACCGAATACAGCTTTAGGTACATTCATTGTATCAATAACATTACTTTATTCAAAACCATAAATAATTTTAAAACAAAAACAAAAAAATGAAAAAAGGAAAATTTTGGAAAAATTGGAAAACTTCAATTCTAGGAATCATTGGAGCAGCACCGCAAATTATCACAAGCATTGATACACATAATAACACTACATTGATAACAGGTATTTGCACTTTATTAATGGGACTTTTTGCAAAGGATTATGATGTTTCGGGAGAAAATCACAATCACAATCAATAATAACAAAAACTAAATCCGCGAAAAATGAAAAATGAAATTGCAGAGTTCAATAAAAAATTCACCGATGAATTACTGGAGGTAGGCTATAAGCATATCGCAGTAGATACAGCGGAAGGAGAAAGGATTGTTTCTTACAATCAACCGAAGCAAAAAATTGAGGCAAAGTTTACGGAAATAACAAAACGTTTAAGGGTTCTGCCTGATGGATATTATAGAATTTATTGTTTGTATTCTTACGGGTCAAAAGCAAAGCCCGATATGTTTTTAATCAAAAAGGGTAAAGTCGAAGACTCCTTACAGGAGGCTGCAAAATCAGTCCCACAGCCTATTTTACCAATGACAAAAGACCAAACCAAACGTGAAGAGATTGTAAGCCTAGAGCAAGCATTGGCACGTATAGAGCAAATGACTAAACTTGAAATGGAAAATACCATTTTGAAAGACAAGGTAGAAAGACAGGCAGAAGAAATTGCTGATTTGGAATCTGAAATTGCAGAACTGGAAGAAAAAGAACCAATGGCAGAGGGTGGGATGAACGGAATCGGAGGCTGGTTAAAGGAAATAGCTCCAGTAATTGCACCATTAGCCGACCAATATTTTGCAATGCAAAAACAAAAAAACGAATTGCTTGCAATGCGTTTACAACAAAAACAAAAAAAGAATCCTGTAATTGTGCATAGCCATAAAGGCAGAAAACAACGCTCTGGGCAACCTCAAAAACCATCATTGGAGGAAATTATTTCATCTATTGATATAAACAATCAAAACGTCTTAAATCAATTATATGATGAATTAGACGCAATGGATGAACAAACATTTGATTCAACTTATGACGTAATAGTTAGCTTACGTCCGGACGTTGCTGAATTGGTTGCAATTGAATTTGAATTTGATAAAGATTTAGAAGAAAGCGAGGCAAACAATGATAGGTAGCAAAATAAAAACGGAATTAAATAATTGCAATGATGTATCACAAATGTTTAATGTGCTTAACAATCATTATGATACCAATAGTTGTTATATTGGAATCATTACAAAAACCGTAATTGTTTCGGGAATTAACAACGCATTGAAAGAAAATAAATTATCTGCGAAAGGACTTGACAATCTAAATACGCTGGGGGACATGATAAATATTTTATCAAAGCATTATTCGGCTACAAAATTAGAACCAATAAATAAAAGTAGAATCATTGAAGGTTTTTCTACTATTATCAAAATGACAAATTGCAAATTAAAATGAAAAAGAAATTCGATATACTTCCAACATGGGCAATAGCTATAACGGCTATTGCCATCGTTGGCGGTGGTATATTTGCAATTACACAAATAAACAAAGGTCGTGAGCGTAGAAGATTGAGGCGCGAAGGAAAAGAATTAACGCATGATATTGAATCGGATATTTCAATTATTGCGAAACCTACTACGTTATCAAAAACGAATTACAATTTATTAGCAACACGTTTATATAATGCTTTAAATTCTTGGAATACGGACGAAGTGCAAGTTTACCAAGTGTTTGCACAAATGAATAACGAGCGTGATGTTTACGAATTAATAAAAGCATTCGGAATGCGTATAGATACTAGCGATCCATTTGCATTGGATATTGATAAGAGCTTAGGAGCATTCATGCAAAAATTAAATGACGAAGAAATAAATGCAATTAATTTCGGATTGGCTCGAAAAGCCATTAAATACAGGTTTTAAAATGGATTACAAAAAATTACCCTTCATAAATAAAGTAAAAACGAATCAAAAAGAGTTCGGGGAAAAGGTCATTGATATAAGTAGTAAACTTGACACTATACCACACTACTTAATGGTCGTTATGAATAATGAAAGCGGTTTACGTGCTGACATTAAAAATCCAACGTCAACGGCAAGTGGACTTATTCAATTTATGGAAGCTACCGCAAAAGGACTAGGCACAACAACGGCAGATTTGCGTAAAATGAGTAATGTTGCTCAATTGGATTACGTGTATAAATATATGAAGCCGTACAAGGGGCGTTTACATGAAGTTTCGGACGTTTATTTAGCTGTTTTCTTTCCGCTGGCACTTTATAAAGATGAAAATTATAAATTCCCATCATGGGCGGTAAAGGCGAATCCAATATTTGATTTAAACAAAGACGGTATTTTAACCAAAGCAGAGTTTCGAAATTACGTTAACAACAAATATTCTAAATATTTGCCGGAATCAACAGAAATAGATTTAATTAAAAAAAAAATTCCTTTATCACCCGAAATAAAAAAGTTTTTATAATTGGCGGAATTGCATTAACATTACTCACTATTTATTTTTTCAATAAAAATGGCAAACAAAATAACGGATATTAAATTGCCTACAATTAAAATAGGCAAACCAAGTATCGGAAAACCTACATTCAGAATTGAATTAGTACCCGAAACGGCAAAACTAATTGATAGCAGCATGAAAATACTTTCGGGAGCAATTGTATTACACGCTATCGCACAAATAATAAAAAAATAATCTTCAATATAAAAAATAATGGCAAACAAAATAGCAAAAAAAATAGCAAAAATAGGCGAATCAAACCCCGCAATTGAATCAACACGGTTTGATTATTTGATAGGAGCTAAATTAATTCGTAAAGTCGTTAACAAAGTTTCTAAAAGAGCAAAAACACGTGCAAGGAAAAGAGTTAATGCCTTTTTAGAGATTATAAATAAGAAAACAAAGAAAGCTGAAGTGCATTTAGTGGACATTTCTTTGATTCCTGAAGAGATAGTTGAATCATTTGTATCATAAAGAATAAGTTTTATATTTGTTTCACGCAAAAATCTGAATGCAGACGGATTTATAAAACTTTAATAACTCAATTACCTTAGTAGGGCTGCATTCCCGAACGGGATAATTGAGTTTTTTTAATTTAAACTAAAAATTAAAGCTATGAAAACAAAAAAACAACAAATCATTAATGAATTATGCTACACATTGATAATCGTAGCGGTAGTATTTATCATTATTTCTATTTCATCGTGCAAAAAAGACGTTCCCGTTCCGGTGAATTGTACCCCAAAATCAATGAATACAATAAAGTATTCATTGATTTCAAATAGGCAGTATGATGAATCGGAAGATATATTTGTATTTGGAGGGCAAAACATGACTTCTCCCGTATTAAATCCTAATGCAGATACTATAAGCGTTACTTTTACTGACCATATCGCTAATGGCATTCCCTTCATTATTACAGGCAATGCACTCATTAATGGCGACACATTGACTTTAACCTATTCGGAATACCCATACCCATCTACACATCATACGTATATGTACTACGTAAAGCAAGCTAAATACTTAAAACAATAGATTACGGTAAACGTTGATAGGGGAAAATTAAGTATACGTTTAGAGAACTATATATTTTTTCATCAACGCGAAAGCCCTGTACTGGAAACGTACAGGGCTTATTTTTTTATATCAATTCACGCAATAGCCTATATCCATTGACTTATAACCGTTGCAATTTTGGGGTATGATTTGTCCAAGGAATTCCCCTCCAAGGTGCATATATTGCACCCCGAAACAAAAGAAATATGATGAATCCAAAGCTGAATCCATATCTAATTTAATGAATCGAGGGAGTAAAAACAAGGAAAATCTTGTTTTTTTATTGATTTTGATAGTGAGGCAATTGAAATTTTGACAAAAAGAAAGGGCTAAAACATTGTTTTAGCCCTTATTTCGGTAGGAAAATCGCTAAATGAACCTTGACCGCTAATAAAAAAATGGAATTATTTTTATTTTTATGTTGTACAAATATAATAATTTTTTATATTGCAGTGCTAAATGAATGAGAATATTTGACAACTAATTATGATTAAATTAAATAAGCATTGTAAAACATCAATAAAAACAGGCAGATTAAGCCGTTTAATTATATATCGACCACGAAACTGAAAATCAGTTTCGTGGTTTTTTGTTTTAAAAATATTGTGAAGTTGGTTTAAAATAGAAATTGGAACGGTACACTCCAGTTAATTTGAAAAAGTATTTATCCGAGCATATCAAAATGCTCAGCGTAGAAGTCCATTGCCTAAATTTTTTTTAAACGGAAGTCGCTGTTTACAGTTAGCCAAAAACAAACGATTAAAACTGATGTTTCAAATGTTTCAATGTTACAGAAATACATAGTACTTCAATGTTAGGGCGAAAAAAAAAATGATTTGAATGAAAATTAATATAAACCAAAAATAAATCGCTATGAATCAAAAAAACAACATTCCCGACAAAGTAAATTGTACGTATTGGTGGATTTGCAAGCTAAATCCGAATCATCCAAAAAATTCTATTCCCGAAATTACTGGATATTCAAAATTTCAAAACCAAGCGGAAGCAAACGATAAAATAAATTGTTTGATGGGAAAGATTGAAATGCTTTATAAAAATGGCTATTTAGAGCGTTCACATTCAATTGAAATTTATAAAAAATTAAGCCCGCTTCCAAATAAGCAAAATGATAGATTGATTTTAACATTGCGAATGAATGATTATAAAATACCAAATGAACTTTTATTGAAAATTCCGTTTGAATTGAAAACATATCTAACGAAATTTTATCAATGTATCGAAGAAAAAAAACCAGTTAAAAATTTACGTCCGCTTCCCGAAAAAAGTTTTTCAAAGGATTCAATATTTGATTTGTCAAAACATAACTTTTCAAAATTGAAAGATTTATACGATTGGTGTGAAAAACAAATATCAAACGGAGAGGCTAAAGATTTAGTATTGAAATTTTATCATAATTATTCACAAAAACATTTATTACAATGATACAAATTACAGGACTTCAATTTATAAAACACAATTCAAAATGGATTTGTTTTTGGACTAATAAAAAGGATACAAACAGTTTTGAATTTGCAGCAAATGAAGCACAAAAGATTATTAGATATAATCCTTATGAAATAACAATTGATAATGCGTTTAATAAATTTTATGATTTCACAATTAAAAACAAAACAAAATGAAAACATATCAAATAAAAATCACACATGCACAAATAAATCATTTGTTTGTATCGTTGAATTGGATGCTTACCCAATTAAATACAATAGAACAATTAAACCACATTGATTATTATAATGTAAGAACTCTGCTTAAAAGATTGGCAGATAAAATGTATAGATTGGAACACATTTTATTAATTCCGAATCGTAAAAAAAATATCAATATTAGTTTGAATGAACATCAATCAATTTTGAATTTATATAATGCGAATAAAGAAGAGATTGAAGAGCATAGTTATTATTTGACATTGTATTTGGATGTGTTTGCTCAATGCAATAAACAGGAAGTTGAGATAAAAGATTTACACAAATACCCGAAAAATGTAATTCATAATCATATCAACGAATTAGAGCAACTGGATATGATAAGTTTTAAAAGAACATTGGCAATAAAATAATTCATTCGAAACATGAAAATAATTTATCTAACGTGTCCTAATTGTGGCAAGCACATAATGGACTTTACCGCTGGTATTAAAATTAATATTGTCGGTTGTGAAATAGTTTGTAATGGCTGTTTCAAATGGCTTGAATTTACAAGTAATGCAGAACTAAAACTAAAAAGCAATGGCAACTAAAAAACAATTAAATGCAATTATCGGATTACAGGAGTATCAATTAAATAAAGTAAAAAAGCAATTAGATAAAATACATTCAAAAATAAAAGATTGCTATTTGATGATAGATGAAATTGATAAAAAAAATACCATCGAAAACAATACAAAATACAAACAAGTTTCAATTTTAGATTTCACAGATTAAACATTATATTTACAACCATGTTTTTTGAAGCACCATATACACAAGACAATATTCGCAAGCAATACAAATTGCTTGCGAAACAATTGCATCCCGACAAAGGAGGCAGTACGCAAAAATTTCAACGGATGAAAAAGGAATACGATGATATTAATGAAATAATTGCAGAGCTTCCAAACAAAAAAAAAGTTGCTCCAAAGAAAAAAGTTCCTGTAAAAAAGAAAGCTGCTATTAAAAAGAAGAAAGCGGTAAAAAAGAGCACTATCAAAAAAGTAAGAGCAAAAAAAACTATTCTTAAAGTTGTAAAAAAAACTAATTTTGATGTTGATAGATTACAAACGAATGTAAATAAAATAGTAAAAATAAAAAACGTTATTTCAGATTTAATAAATTCAGTATTCGGATAAAATGGCAGTATTACTAAAGAAATATGCAAACATCAACGATACGTTGAAACATATAAAAATTCAAATCATTGATAGCGTTGATTATGCTATAAACGAATGCCCACAATTTGAAAGTCCAAATGAATTGTTTGATTGGCTAATGGAAAGAGTAACATATAAAAATGACCCTCACAATAAAGAGTTGCTACAGACACTTCCAACACTATTGGAAAATAATTATCACGGCATTGATGGTGCTGGGGATTGCGATTGTTTTACTATTTCAACTATTGCGTTAATGATAGCGCAAAACTGGAACGGCATAAATATCATTTTGGCGGGGCGTACAAAAAAGTGTCCTGTTCACATCTATTGCACAATTGACTGGCAAGGAAAGCGCAAAGTATTGGATTTAACAAACAAACGCTATGATGTTGAGCGTCCTTATCCATTAACTCAAAAAATCCCTGTACGGTGGAAAAAATGGTAATTTTTAAAATTAATTTGTTTTATTAAAATATTCTACATTATTTAGCATTCCGAAATAGCCCGCGAAGCATATTAGAAACTTAAAAACTTTTTTAATATGTACCTACAATTAGCTGAATCAAATCAACGCCAAACTAATACTGTTAATCCTTATATTTTTGTTCCTGACTTTGAAGCTGGGACTGGTGGCGTTTATATACGCGAAGATAAGTTTGATTCAATGCCTGACAAACAATGGTCGGTATTTACTAAAATGCTCGCACCTTATCAACCCGAAACGAAAAACGGAACTTTATCCGAATCCATGTTTTTGGCTTCACGTGCCGACCGCAGAGAAAGACGTAAGCGTAAAAAAGAAGCCAAAGTACAAAAGAAAGAGGCTAAAGTTGAACGCAGAAAACAAAAAACAGAAAGCAAAAAATTAAAAGCCGAAAGCAAAGCGGAATTACGTAGAATGCGTGGCGAAGCAAAAATGACACGCGCGGAAGGGAAAAGATTAAAAGGTGAACGCGGTGGCGGTGGCGGTGGTGAAGGTGAAGGTTTTGATTGGAAGAGCGCAGCCGATACGGCAGGAGGTTTAATTGGAAAAATTAGAGGCGGTGGTGCAGGTGGTGAAGAAATGATTGCACCCGAAGGAGCAACCGAGGCGAAACCATTTTACAAAAATCCTATTGTAATTGGTGGTGGCGTTTTGTTGTTAGCTGGCATTGCATTTATGGCATTACGTCCAAAAAAAACAGCATAGTTAAATAAATTGGGAATCTTTAAATATCTATATAAAATGGCAACTAGAAAAAAACGCAGAACACGCAAAAGAGGTTTAAGCGAAAATAATTTATCACGCAGAGTTAGCAGAACTCGCAAAGGAGTACGCAAACGTTCACGTACACGTAGCAAAGGAATGTTATCCGAAATGTTTTCGGCAAGTTCGGCAACAAGTACTGGTAAATCAATGTTAAGCGGTGCAATTGCTGGTTATGGCGTTTCTTTTGCCGAACCGATGTTAAGTCCTTTGCCGAAATTAACTCAACACGCTATCATTTTGGGCGGTTCATTCATTGCTGGTACTGTTTTAAAAATGCCTAATATATCCGTTGGTATTGCTTCCGCTTGGGGCTATAAATTAGCCAAAGATATGCAAGGAATGGCAGAAGATGGGGACTGGGCGGATGAAGATTCAATGGATGAAGAGCCTGAATATTTAGACGAGGCAGGAAACCCAATGTTCTTAGCTGCTGATGGAAATTTCTATTACCTTGACGAAAATGTAATGGAAGAGGATG